ACTGGAGCACCCAGCTGCCTTTTGCAATAATTGATTAAATCTGATCTACTTGCTGGTTGTGCCATATATTCACAAGTTTCCTAACTGTATTTAGGGTGCTGATGAAACGGGATTGATAACCATTATATTACCACTAGCAAGAGCATAAGTTGTAGAACCTTTACTTACTAACACATCAAACATATATCTTCCCTCTACAGTTCCTCTTGTATTTACTGCACTTAATGATAGTTTTATTTTTCCATCATATGCACTAGTAAATCCAACAGTCAATGAACTAGTTATTCCTAAAGTAGCTCCAACTGCAACACTTTTAGATATTGCCGCAGATCCAGAATATCCAGTCAAATCAAATGCAGTATTTGATGTGCTAAGAACATTTAAATTTGTAGAAAAATCTGCTCCTCCATACATGGTCAAATTTAACCCATAAGGAACTCCAGAATCTGGATCAAATGTGATTGTCTTAGATGCCATCAGGTATACCTATTACTGCCATTGTTTCTTGTTGTTTATAATAAAGTTTACAAAAAGATTTTGCAATATTTTTTAGTTCATCACGATCATCACAACTATCTATCTGTGATGCCAATTTAGTATAGGCAAATTGTTTTGATAGATTACTTAGTTCAATACTATCTGGATCCATTTAATAACTCCTTTAGTAACGACTTGATTTCATTAAGTTCACTCTTTACATTAGCAAGATCTTCTTCCATTGTCTGTACTTTTTGATTCTTTTCAATTTTCACTTCACGTCTTGAAAGATACTGAGTATATTCCAAATTATTTACATTAACGATTGCGTTGGTTTCTGGATCTCTTGCGAGATCCTTATGACCTTTCATCTCATAAAATTCCATATTATGCTAAAGCAATAACTCTAAGTTGTTTTACTCTTGGTACGAAACACTGTCCTGTAGATGTCATCCCAAGTTTAATTCTATATGTTCTAAATGATGGCAATCTATCAATAGTGAACGTATATTCTTTATACTGAAGTGATCTACTGTCAAAGGAAATATTATTTGATTTCGTAATAAACGAATCAGATTCACCATTATTATTTTCAGATGCAATAACTTCTCCTCTTTGATTAAGATTTGCATAACCAGGGAAAGGAGTAAACACAGGAATTGATCCTGGTTTGTTGTTAGTTGCAAAGAACGCTCTAATATCAGATCCCTCATTAATATGAGCAGATAGAATAACTTTAATAGAAGATGCTGGATTTTCCAAAACAATTTCTTTGGAAATATATTGGAATGCCGTTGGATCTTCAGTAGTACTATTTACCCTAGGATCTGTTGCATAATTTGAAATCATATTATTGACTCTATTAGAAGTGAGAATAGCATTTGTTCTCTGAGAGTCGATGACAGGACTTATGCGAGTATCTGTAGATGAAAGGAAAAGTCTCATCTGCATTGATTTACCACCAACAATATTGGTAAGTTGTAAGTCTTCATTTACCTTAGATGCAATCATTCTTGGAGAATCAAAATAATTTTTTTGATTTATAGTGATGTCTTCAAATCCCTTATCAATAAATGGAACTTCATTACCACTGAAACTCTTAGATGAAGTTGTTCTAAGTTCAGCAGAGATGCTAGTTCCAGGAACAGTTACATTATGAACTTGTGGAGTGATAATTTCAAAAGACATATTTTGAGATGCTCTAACCCTAGATCCTCCAGTAGATCTATTGCCTGAAATATAAAGTTTGGGGAATCCAACATCTGTACTCCTATCAGTTCCAGTTGTTGCACTAGTATCAATTTTAACTTGATAACTGTCAAATGTAAATGGATCAAGTTTAGTAACATCATTCAATGCATGAGTTCTATTAATCCTATTAAGACTAATTCCACCAAGTTCATATTTGTAAACAGGAGTGCCAATTGGATATGTCTTTGGATTCACACCTCTTACAATATTGCCTCCAATACTATTTCCACTAACATTAGTATACTCAAGAATTTCTTCTCCAATCAAAAGATATCCTACATTTGTTGTTCCAACTCCAACACCTTCAAATGATGAGAAAGTTGCTCCTCCACCAACAGTAATTTGACCCGTAGAAGTAGAAGGAAATTCTACAGTTAATTTAGTTGGTTTAATATCTGGAAGTACACCCGATATATTTACCAAATTATCAGAGAAATACATTCCATGATTCTGGTGATTAACTTTGAAGTGTAGTCCATCACTATTAGTTGCAATATTTGCAATTTGAACATCTCCACCAGTTCCAAACCCAACTGCACCAGAAGAATTTAATTCTGTGGAAATACCTGAACTATTGAAGAAGAACATTGTGTTTGCTGTTCCAACAACAAACTCACCTTGAACATTATTGAGTATAAGTTCATTAGTAACTCCAATTCCTGCAATTGTTAGTCTTGCATTTCTACCAACAGATGCTGCTCCAATTGTAGTAATTCCAACAACATCACCAACTTGATATCCAGATCCCCCAGCATTGTTAATAGTAGCACCGGAAGCAACAATACTTCCATTTACAACAGTAATATCTGCTGTTGCACCTCTACCATTACCAGTTAAAGTGACAAGATTGACTCCAGTAAAAGTAAGGCTTCCATCCGCAGGAGTGTATCCTAAACCAGCATTACTGATTGAAAGATTACCTACAGCAGAACCTGCAGTCCCTACAAGATCTCCAGTTGCATTTGTTCCTGATTGGAAGAATGTATTTCCAAATTCATATGCATCTGCAACAGTAGTTCCAAGACCAACTCTAATTGATCTAGATTGAAGAATAATAGGATCAGGAGGTAGTTTTGCAATCTGTGCATTTCCTCTAGTGAGTTCTGGACTGTAAAACTCAATAGATCCAGTATCAATGAAGTCCGCTCTATAGAGAGTAAACTTAAGATCCTCCCACTGGCTTGGTTCCCATGTAGAAGCATTTTGTGATTTAAACAAAGATCCAAGATATGGTTGGTTGGAAATAAATGTATCAGTTAAAAGATCATTTTCACCAATTCTAGAAATATAGACACTATACTTGGTGGAATTAGATGCTAAACATACCGCATACTCAGTGCCCCCCTCAACATACACAGGTGCTTTGAATTGAACGTTAGTAGCAATTGATCCATCAGCTGATGTTTGAATATCATTGGGATCTAAAACTATTTCAGAGAAAGGAAGAATTCTTGGACTTGGTGAACCATTTATCATAGTTCTCAACTGGAATACAACAGGGATATCCATGTCATCTTTAGATCTGAAGAAGACATCACAACTAGTCAAGAATACACCTGTTTCATCTTCTACCAAGAACGACTGTGCAAGTGGGTCATAGTAAGTTATAATTGTTTGAGTTCTTGTACGAGAAGAAATTACTCTACTTTCAACAACCTCAGCGTCAAGAACTCTATTTACATTTCTACTTTGGAATTCATTTTTAAGTTCAACTCTTGCATTTCTAACCGAAATAATATTTTCTTGAACTGTTTCTAGAGTGCCAGTCGAGCTGAATGCTTCTTCTGAAATTGTAGTTGCATTATCTTGATTATTATCAATATCATTGGTAAGAGTGAAAGTCTTAGTTCCGCATTCAAATCTTGGGAATGTAATATTATTAGGGTCTGGGATATAATAATTTCCGATTAAAGTAGCAGATAAGTCAGAGATAAGTCTGACATTTTCAATAGTAGCAGTAGCACCACTTGATGATCCAACAAGTGTCATTCCCGTTTTTACCCAACCATAGAAATCACCTCTTGCTTGAGCTGCAAGAGAAAATGTGTCTACATTGACAATAGTAGAAGTAGATGAGTATGATCCGGACAATGGAATATTTAAATATGGATTCTCCACATAAGTTTTAGTTGGTGCATCATATGGACCTTCTCTATGATTAGATTGGGCAACTCTAAATCTAATGCTTGCATTTGATTCTGCAGATGTTTCACCAAGACCGGTTGCTCTCATTTCACCAACAATTGTTTCACCAACCTGGAAAGTTCCAGATGACATGGTAATTTCTAAAAGTTTAGGTACACAATACTCAGTAATATCAACACCATCAAAGAATCCATACATTCTAGTAAGTGGTTTCATTTTTTTAGAAACAAATTCAACGTTTCTGGATCTCATATATGGAATAAGATCCCTACTTACAACTCTGTCTCCGACAGATTCCATATCAAACTGTTCAGTAACAATAGTTCTGACACCAGATCTTGAAGTAGTTCCCGTCATTGTTCCAGTCCGAATTACTTCTTCAGTTACTGAATCTGTTACTTGTCGTGATGTATGGCGTACTCTGGATCTATTGCCTTCCCCTTGCCTCTCAATCGTATCAGGTCCATTTTGAATCACTCTCGTTCTAGTTGATTCAACTACATCAATACCGGTCCAATTGGTTTCCCAAGAATCCCAAATCATAGGACCAAATCCTGTTTGAGGATCAATTACACCATTTTCAACACTTTCATCAAATACTTCATTGTAATTACCCTCAGTTTCAATAATTTTTGCGTCAATTCTGGCGGTATCTACCCAACTATCAGAGGATGGAGTAAGTTCTAAAGTGCCATTCCAGAAACTAATGAGGAAGGGAGTAACACTTTCAGTTCTTGTTGCAAAATTTTGTTTAATAAATTCTACTTCAGAATAGTCAAGGGTTACTACATCATTTTGCTTTCTTACATTATTACCTTCAATGTCTGCAAAATTTAAATCATCAGCAGGATCAGTATCAATAACGGGACCAAATATTAAATCAACAGAATTTGTATAATGTCTTGGTCTCAATTCATTAAATTTTCTATCAATAGAATTATTGACACGAAGATCAAGTTCTTGTGCAGTAAAATCATTAAAGTTATCAACAAAGAAACCAGATTTAAATCTGTTTAAACCATTATTATCTGGAATAAAGAAGTTTGCTGTCTCCTTTTCAAGTAGAGATAACGTAGTATAATATTCAAGACTCTTAATTCTATCTTCAAGTTTTTTGATATCTTGCATCTGATATCTCTTATGTTGCATAAAAGATAGGGATGCATGAGATGGATCATAAAGGAATGGTGGAAGTTCAACTCTACAAATTTCAATAGCATCGTCAATTGGATCAGATCTCACAGGATCGTCAGAAGGAGTTCCATACATTATCTGGAATTTACCTTCTTTTGTAAGATAAACTCTATCAATTCTACCTTGGAAGTAAGAAATATCTGCCAATATTGCTTCATCAGAAGCCAATACTGTAGTTGCTGATTGACCAAGGGCAGTAAATGATCTACCTAAAAATTCTAAAGGAGATCTAGTATTAGTGCTGGCAGTAACGAATGTAGAAACTCTGGGTCTGATGTCAATGATATCAGTATTTCTATTGCGATCTATGTCTTTAATTTCTGTCTCATAATCAAATTGATCGTAGGAATTAACGGTTGTTATATCACCATCATCTGTTGCAGAGAAAGAAGCATTTACAAAATAAATTCTCAACTGCTTATTAGGTGCAGAGGAGTTTGCTTTTCTTCTTATTCGACCATGATCATAGAAAGTTTTTTCTTGACCAGTTTGAAAACTATAATTTGATGAAACATTAAAACTTGGCGTTGATAATGTTGAAACAATCGCAGATGCCGCAGATTCTTCAAATTGTATAGTCTCTCCTTCGATAAACCCAATTTCATTTTTAGGTAAAAAGGAAATATTAGAATTATCTAATTTTTCTGCTACGATTGCAACAGCACCACTTGTCTGACCAACAAATCTTTCTCCAATCAAAAGTTCTTGAGACGTAGTTGATGTAGTATTAATTGCTTGTAACGTTACTTGTGGACAAGAAGCCGCAGAAGTAGATGCAGATTCATAAATTCCATGAATTTCAATTACATCGGGGTTATTCAAAGAAATAACTTCATCTTCAACTCTAGTTCCGAATGGGAAAGATCCATGAGTCAATCCATTATTCAAAGTTGTTGTTCCAATTCCAGATCCAACTAATTTAGATTTATCAACAATTATTGAATTAACTCTATTTTTAATTTTTTGTTTTGCTTTTGGTTTAATTTTTTTCAAAGAAGCAATTAAAGTGGCGCCACTGTTAGATCCCAAGTCACGAATCTGTAGTGTTTTGCCATTAGGAGAAATATCTAACTGATCTCCATTTAATGCTTCAGTTGTTCCATCATCTCTAATTAAGAGATATCTTTCTTCATCAAATGGTAAAAAAGTTTCATTTGTATCAGCAACTACTTGAGTAGAAAGTTCACTACTTGCAATAGTTACATCGAAAGTTTTTCTAATCGTCAATGATGCATCATCCAAATTAATATCAGATACATTTACTTTTGATAGTGTAGTGAATAAAGAATCATCTGAAGATGATGCTAAATCCGTTGTAATAACCTTTAAATCAGTTACATTTAATGTTGCTGCAGGAAGAAGTCCACTAGATATTCCTGCAACTGCAGTTACACCTGCAACGTCAATATGTGTAGTGCCAACACTAACAACTCTAGCTACAATTGGATCTTCTGTAAGAAGTCCGGATGTAGTATTATCAGTATATTCGATTAGATCATTTTCTTTTACTAATGTTCCAGGAAAAATAGGATTATTACTTCTTACAGTACTAATTCCTCCAGAAAGAAGACTCACTGTTGCAATTCCGACAGTAAATTTAGTTGATTGAACTACATCTGCACTAAATGTATTAATACCTACTGAAGTATCATCTCCAGTGTATCCAACCATTCCGTAAATAGACTTTGCATCTGAAATATTATGCTCAGTGATGGCAATAGCAATTCTGCCATCATCAATACCATTGAATATTAATCTCTCATTTTTTATAAAAGATCCTTCAGATTCATATACTGTAAGTGCGGTTCCAACATTGACTGCATGTCTTAAGAACCCTGTTGCTCCACTATTAGCACCTTTTACAAAAGTTGGTGTTGATAATGTATGTGCTTGATTTATTGAGATTTCTACATTAGTCTGAACATCATAAAGAGCAAGATTCCACTCGTTTAGATTTCCATCAGATGTATTATAGGAACCAGATTCTAATCTGAAATCATAAACTCTAGCAACTCCAACTTCGTTGCCCGGAAGAGTTTCTTGATTAGATCCTACTCTTTGATCTCTAAGACTTACCAAATAAGTATTTCCTAACCCAACTACTGGATTTCTATAAACTCTATTAAGTTTTAGAGTAGGACCAGTATTATAAATTATATTTTGATCTTCAATTGTTCTAGTTGTTCTTGGTTTATCTACATCTAAATAAACAGCATTTAAAGATTCAATTTCATATCCTTTTACATATGCTTTTCCTGGAGAAATTTTATATAATGCAAGAGAATCAGATACAGTTACCCCACTAGGAGAAAATTGTCCTGCATTAAAAATTCCACCATTACCAACTCTATCATTTAAAGAGTTAACAACAGTTACATCAAATGGTTTGACATAATAGTGTCCAGATTCATCAAATGTTCTTCTGGCAAGAACATCTGTTAAGTCACTAAATCCAACACCACCACCTGCAATACCCTTTCTTTTGTTTACTTGAAGAACCCCATTAATAACGGTGGCTAGTAAAATAAAGTTATCATCATTAAAATCATCAAGTGCTTTTTTAAATAAACTTACACTAATTCGTAATCTATCTGCTCCAGGTGCAGCATAATTATTAAATCCCTGGGAATTATCATTTAATTCTTCATCAATATTTGAATTAACAACACTTTCATCTATTAAAAGACCGATCCTATAACTTGGAGTAGTATTATACTGATCTAGTATTAAACTTTCTTTATTTACATTTACAAAATTTCCTCTTATGAAATAAATTCCACTCTCAATTTGAAATACTGATCCTGTTGCGGCAGCTGCTGATGAAAGAGTTGCTGCAACAGGAGTTCCCGCTGCTATTGTAGAATTTCCAAGTAAACCAGAAGACAAAGAATCAGTGCATATTAATGATTCTCCATTACTAAAAACTTGTGTTGAATTATTAGAAGTGCTAGAGGTTAAATAATTGATGTATAATGTTAAATTGCCTCTTTCAGAATCTTCTGGTAATATAACACTATCAACAAACGCTGTTACACCTGAAGTTTGTCCTGTTATTTTTGTGCCTACCAATTGATCAACATAAGCAGCTACAGGAACACCTTGAAAAGTGTTTTCTAATTGCACACAATAATATATTTGACTATATCCAATATTTCCTGGGATTACTTTAGATCCTTCTTTGAAAAAATGCTGACCAAATTTTTCAATTTGATTTTGTAGTATAGATTGTAGAGTTGTTAACTCTCTCGCTTGGACAGGAAATCCAGGTTTAAATAATACTTTATGGTAATCGTTAGTCGCATCAAAATCGTCAAAATATGGTGCTACGTTGAGGTTGGTTTGTTGAGGCATAATTCTTTAGAACTGCAAAATAACTTTTATGTCTTCTTTTTGATTTGATGACCGTGTTATGGACGGTCTGTTATCAACGTAGATAATATTACCAGAATGTTTTTTAACTTCTGGATTAGAAACACCATTGGCAAAAGTTTGACCAAGGTAGTATGTACGATTATTTATTACAGTACTTATACCTGAAAAACTAGTGTCAATTGATAAATCTTGACCTGTAGTTGGTGATATTACTAAAGATCCTCCCGTTCCTGGACTTGCAGAAAATTCAGTTAAATCAAATCCATATGTGGGTTGAGTTTGTGCAGTTCCTACAGTATTAAACCCTGCAAGAGATCTATCTTGCCAATACTTTAAAACTCCAGTGTTTTGATCATAATTTATAACCCTTCCTACTGCAGTTGTTCCTGTAGAAACACTTTGAATAAAATAAGAATCTCCTGAGAAAGTTGCAGTGCTATATCCAGTGCCAACCAATTTTAATGCTCCAAGAGCACTTGCTTTATCTGCAGAGAGAATTGAAGATGATCCAAATTGTTGTGGATTTTCTACCACACCAACTCTTGAGATTTGGTTTCCTGTTATAAAGTCTGGATTTGTGCTGTCATTTTCAATTCTAGAATATAGGAGAACATTATATGCACCAAGTTCTCTATAGATATCTGCACCATGTCCACCTTGGGGTGGAATGATTACTTCAAGTACTGGTCTTGTAGTTCCTGTTGGAACACCACCAGCAACTAAATCAACATTTGCATAAGTATATCCAGATCCTTGATTAGAAACTGTGGCAGAACTAACTTGTTGATTTGCGTCAATAACGACAGTACACTCTGCCCCACTACCATCACCTCTAATAGGAACGGAAGTGTACACACTATTTGCAGTACCAAGACCAACTCCACCATTAGTTATTGTAACGATTTTAATTCCACCATCAACAGCATTATCTCTTACAGCCGAATTATCTGTTGAAGTTGCCCAATCTGTTGGGACTGGCATAAAATCTGTAGATTCAAATCTAACAACTTCACTTGGTTTAATTGTATAAAGATATTTCCAAATATAACCGTCACCACTTGTTCCAGCAGACCTTGGTTCTAAATCAGTAAAAGTTGGTTCGTCTAAAGATGGTCTGCCTTCTGAATTATTAGGATCTGTGCCATTCTGTAGACAAACATATACCCTAAAATCACTATTTAATACAAAATAGGATGCTGAATAAAGGTTAGTAGCTCCAGAAATTTTAGCAGTGTTTGATCTGCTATAATCATGACGATACATATCATAAGTTGTTCCAGAAGACCAATTTAGTTTTGGAACAACTTGCCTAGCATCAGCAGTGTTGATTTTCTTCAAAGCTACCATAGTATCCCAATAATCATCCTCCTGACTAAAATTATCTTTTGGAGCAGGTGGATCAGAATCCCAATCAGTTTGATAATCTGCAGGATTGGTTAATCCAATGAAAGAATAATAAGAATTGCCAGCATTCGATACTCCAGCAATAAAATTACCTGCATTTAATATTCTAATTTGATCAGTTATAATGGCAGCCATTTTGGACAGAGTTTTTCTTTATTTATCAGTAATTAAACGATATAATTTTTGAACTTCAAGAAGTTTGATCTAGTAATCAAAGTTGATGTAGAAATACCAGTTCCTTCAGAAACACCAATGCCACCTAGAGTATATGAATTATAAGAATTGGATTCTTCTCTAGCAGTAATATCTATTCTTCCCCAACTATAATTTCCAAAGAAATCTGAGGTTGTTATACCTGACGTGATGTGTTGATCCACATCAACAGTAACTCTTCTTACATGAGTTGTAACTCCCTGAACACTTGTGGATATAGAAACCGCAGTTCTTACGGCATATACATTATCAGCAAAAGATGTTCCTACACCTACAGTGTTACCTGAAGGATCAAACGTAATTATTGATGTTGTTCCTGCACCTATATTAGAATTCCTTACTACAAATAAATCATTTGCATCAAGAGAACTAATTGTCACTGCAGTTCCAGCAATAGAAGTGTCTCTAAGGAATGAGTCAAACGGAATATGAACATCAAAGATAAGTGATGTCGTACCAACTCCTACATTTGTGGTTCCAAATCCAACAATAATTCCATTATCTCCAATGTAAGAACCTACACTCACTTCTTCTTCAGAATAAGTTGGGGGAGAAATAAGAACTGTTGGTGGATTGGTATGAGTATATCCAATACCTGGACTTGTAATATCAACTCCTGTGACTATTCCTCCAGCACTGATGCTAACATTACCAGACGCTCTAGTAGTTGTTCCAACACCAACAGTTGAACCAAAACTTACTATAGCAGTTGTATATCCAACACCACCATCAGAGATGACAACAGAGGAAATAGTACCAAATCCAGAAACAACTGCAGTAGCTGCAGCACCAGATTTATCTTCTTGTCTTACAAATTTAATTTTATTTTGGAATGTAAGATCAGTATCATTTTCATTTCTAGAATCAAAAATAGGTCTCAGATTATCAACATAGATTGCTGTTGACCCCACTCCGACAGATTTGATAAGGTATGCACTAGGATTAATAATTGGTTCATATAATTCTCTATCTTTACCAACACCAATCTGATTAATAAAGACATCTTCAGTTTGTTTACACCAGTCAATAGGTCTTTCAAGAGTAATATCAGTAGTATTTCCTGGACCTTCATATGAATTGGTATCAACAGTATTTGTAGACTTAACAAATTCTACAATTCTTTCTTCTTCAGTAAGATATGATGCTTGTCCAATTGATCTATCACTCTTAATTTGTAGAGTATCACCCTTTTTCACAGTTTCAATAATATTTCTAAAGATAACATCCGAATCTCCACTTCCTTTATAAAAAATAATATTTACTGTATCACCAATCTTCAAAGGTTCAGTAAAGTTAATACTACTTCCTCCCTCAAACGTGTATCCCTCATTAGGAACTTGGAGTATGTTATTGACAAATATAAGTAATACGTCTTCAACATCAATTTTAGATCCTTTAGCAGCTACAATTGAAACTATAGATCCTCCTAATGTTAGTGGGAAGTCTTTTCTCACTCCATCAATAAAATCATCAACTTTATCTAAAACTTGCAGTGTTCCTATTGACCAACCAGAGAATGAATCATCATGAACTTTATCAATTGTTAATTTGAATTCATTTCCAGAATAAGATGATGTAGTCGGAATTCCAGTTGTTCCTCCTATTGCAACTGTTAAAATTTCACCATTACCATATCCATAACCAGTATTTTGTAATTCAAAAGCAATAACACTAGATCCTTGACCAACAACAATATTTGCTGTTGCATGTGTTCCAAATCCTGATGTAGAACTATATTCTAATGGTATATTAGAATAACTTAATGGGTCATCAAATATAACATCGAGTGGTTTATTGACTTTACCACATCTTGCATAGAAGTGTTCTCTAGTTGAAATTCCAGTATTCACTTCAAAAGAAGTATTATCAATAATCCTTAAAACGTTAGTTTCTCCTGCAGCAGGATCTGTTCCACTAGCAGAATTATTTACATTTCTAGGAGCAATTAATGCTGGTTGAGCAACTCCACCACTTTGATAGTAAGTAGCAACTGTAGAAGTTCCGACATTAACTTCAAATTCTGTGGCACTATTAACTGTAAGGACTGGAGTGCCGCAATATGCGGGATCAGTTGTTCTTGGGTATACATGTGTAGAACCGCCATTATCCAATCCACAAGTCATTCCAATACCAGTTAACAGAACATCACTCTTCTGTCCACTTGTCGAAAGATTATGAGGACTAGAAGTTGTAACTGTCATAATGCCAGTGATACTACTGTATCCGACATTAGAAATATTAACTGGTCCAGATCCACTATAATTACAAGTAAATGCGATTCCAGAAAGTGTGACTTCATCATCATAAGAAAGGCCATGATTAGTAGAAGTTGTTACTGTAGTTAATCCGCTTAAATTATTATATAAAACATTTGATATATCTCTTGGAGCATAGAACACTCTACCAGTAGATATAGCAACTGAAGTGATGTTTCCGTTTGAAATTACTGCTGTTCCAATAGAAACAATATTGGACTCAGACACAGAAGAAGTTCTTATTGCAACATTAACAGTTTGAACTCCTACTCTATAACCAGATCCACTATTTCCTATGCCAATTGAAGAAATAGTTCCTGCCGCAGAAACTACAGCAGTTCCTCCAGCAGAAATTAGTGGTTGATAACCAAGACCTGCATCTGAACCTACTGAAATAATAATTCCTCCTTTAGGGAAACTGGAAATTCCCACATCTGGACCTAATGGAGTTGTATCAGTTCCTTGGAATGTAATAGAAGTAATTCCAGATTGCTCACTTAAACTATACTGATCTCCCAATCCAGGAGACTGGAATACATCATTTACAAGAATGATTGCATTTTCTGTTGATATTCCAGGTACATTAGATCCATTTTGTTTAAGATTAAAGTTAATTTTAGTTGCATTGAATTGAGAAGAGATATTATCAAAGATATAATTTTTATGATACGATTCATTTGCACTGTTTACAATACCAGATCTCATGAAAGATCTTCCTTGGAAACTAGATGATGTGGTAATACCTGTCCAATCTCTCTCATCTGGTGGATTTGTTGTTGATCCTATAGGAGTATTTCCAAATGGAGCCTCAACAAAATTTAATTTATTATCTACAATATTATAATGCCCAGAAATTTTAGTAACTAAATCACCGGTGACAGCAGTTCCTATTCTTGTACCCATCCACTCTCTACGAACTCTTATAGTATTTGTACTACCAATACCAACACCTTCTATTTTCATAATCTCATCATTAATTTGAATAAGATCAGATCCAAAGAAAGATGTAATTCCACTAAATGTCAATAAATTATCAACAGTTAGTATCTGATTAGCAAGTGTGGTTGTTATAGCAGTAGAAACTATTGGAGATTGAATAACATTGTCAAGTGCAACAAGAACCTTTGCATTTTGATTAGTAGATATAAATCTGTGTGATGTGCCAATACCAACACTTTCAAGTTCAACAATTTGGGGAATTGACTTAAGTGCATTTTCAGCACTGCTAGCAATTTTAATAGTGTTGTCATCAACTTTAACTACAAACAGATTTTCTCCTGGGAGGAAAGTAGTGTTTGCAGCACCAACAAAACTAGTTGTTGCAATTCCAACAGCAGATGTCGCTGTTCCTACATGAATATATTTTAATTTTTCACCACTAACATAAAAATGATTTGGAATTTTAATACCATTGCTGCTAATATCAACTACATTACTATTATTTCCCTCAAAAGATCTTTCAAAGATTGGAAGATTTTTATGATATAGTTCAAACCCTCTCTTAATATCAGAATCTGTACCTTGATAAGATCCCAACTCACTATTAATTGATCCATTAATGAAATCAATTTTATCTGGTTTTGTACTATCTTCATCCACTGTTAAAGCATTCATATAAACATTAACTACAGTATCAATACTCGAATTAGGAGTAAATACTAAAGAAACCGTTCCTGCTGCAGAAACTCTAGAACCAAATGTTCCTAGTCCAGATGCAGTTTCTATCACACCATATTCAGTGTCATAAGTTTGATAACTTTCAGTTGAAGTTACATAATCATCAACAACAATTATTTCTGAAAGTTGTGTAGATGTATTAGTGGTATCTGTAACTTGCGCTATAAAATATGCAGAGTCGTAATTGTTTGGATATTCTGCTACTGTGTTAATTCCAGGAGTACCTGAAGCAGAAATACTAGTAGTTCTGGATTCGAGTCTTGATCTTGTTAGATCAATTGTTCCAATACCAGTAATTGTATCTTTAGAAAGTCCTACTTGGATAGTATTAATAACCCCTGTTGTTGCAATACCAACAGATGTTGGTATGAAGTCAACATTTAAGGATGATCCACTAAAATATGCATGATACGTACCAAGTCCAGATTCAGAATAACTCTGAATATTTGTTGTCAATCTCCCATATTCCATCATCTCAATATTTGTTCCATCATGAACAATATTGAGTTCTACTGCCTCAAATTCTTCATTTTTAGTCAAGTCTGGATTTATATTAACAAGAACTTTAACACTAGTATGAGTATTACCCATAGAAACAATTGTAGTAGTAACTCCTGATGTTACAGGAGAACTATTTGTTTCGATTGTTACGACTCCACCAATACTTGTTGATCCAATCCCAAGAAAATTGTTACTTAAATTGTATGAAAAAACACTTAAATCATAATCATTAACTGAAGACCTTGTTGGATGAAATTGGAATTGAGCATCAGAACCAGATATTGCAAAATCAAATGATCCTTGATCGTAGTGAGTCTCAACTCTACCATATTGATTCAAATATCCGCGAGACCCATCATGTAATAAATCGACAATCATTAATTGTCTTTGTGCGTTATATCTTTTATCTCTTACATAAGTTATGTATTTTTGACATCTAACATCATCTAGATTAAAACTATCAACTATACTAAATGCATTTGCTCTTGGATTGCTATTAAACTGATCACTAACATCATCTATTGATAGTACTCTATTTCCAACTGATTCAAAATAATCAGTAAGAATTCTATTAGAGAAAATTATTTCATCAGATACAATTTTTGACTTTTGATTACGATTATTTTCTGTTGCAAGATCAAATCCATAAACACAATTCAAACTTGCAAAACCATCAATGTTATTAACTATGTTTACATTTGTCGTAAACGTAGAAATTCCAACAGACATACTATTTTCATTACTTGTTTCTAATTGATAGTCAGAAAATTTTCTATACCCCAAAGTATGATTTTGGGAAGAAACAACATCATTCCAATCATCATATGCAACTCTAGATTTCAAAGAATAGGAGAAATTTTGATAATAAAAATTATCTTGAAGTTTTTGCAATTCAAAATTTAGTTTTCCAAAATCTTCTTGCCAACCCTGTATATTTTTTGAAGTTGCTTTTAATTCAATGAAAGAATCAAAAGATGTAATTGAAGATGCAATTCCTTGAACATTGGAATCGGAACCCTTAATAATTTCATTAACAATAAAATTATCATCAGAAGAAACTGTTAGGGTTGTAATTTTGGAGTCCCAATTTTGAACAATTCCTACCGCAGAATCTGATGTAACAATTTCACCATTTATAAAGTTTTTTGTTTTTAAGGTGCTTTCAAAAATTGGAAAATGTTTTGAAGCAAGAATTTTACCCGACGAATTGACAACATTAAAAGTTCCTGGGAACTCTCCATTATCGAATAGTCCAGACATGCTATAAGTAACACTTCCTATTCCGCCAAGATTTTCAGTAATCCCTGTTACATCAAATAATTTATAATCGTATCCAGAAGAGTTGTATCCTTTTCCAGTAGATCCTACACCTACACTAACTCCCTCTACAAGGACTCTATCTCCAACTGCAAAGGGAAATGCATTAACGGTGCTAAATCCAACTGCTAAGGACGCAGTAGCAGTCTCTGTGGAAGAATTAAATACTATAGAACCAATCCCAACCCCAGCACTACTTTGTGTTGGTATAATTGTTGGTTCAACATTACTCATTCCATTAGTATTTTTAAGAATCTGTACTTCAGATTTGCCAATAGTAACTTTCAAATCAACATCATTTACTTCTTTTTTGGTTTTTCCATCTAGTACAACTAGTTTAGGTGGAATTGAGAATCCTCTACCAAAAGAAGTAATTCCAACACTATTGAATGACGCTAAAGAATCTATTTTGATAGACTGAGGCAAAAGAACTCTTGGGTTTAATGTTGGATCTGATGGTAAATTAAATCCAATATTATCTAAAGTAACTTTCTTAAGAGAACCAATTTTTGAACTCTTTGCTTCTAAAATAGCACCATTACCACTGGCAGTGTTTACTGTTGTAATGCCAGGTAGTGAGTAATAATTTGTGCCATTATTAGTAAATTCAATTTTTGCTATTGGACCATAAGTATGAGTGCAATCAGTTTCATAACTTACTAATGACGGGGTAGCATAGGATAATTTTTCTGGTGTACTTCCCATTGTATACGTAAATGTAGTTGTTGTTCCTACTGTAATCGTATGTTTGCCATTATAAAGACTTTCTCCAGATAAAAGTGTATTTCCAGAAATTATTTCATTATCAGTATAAATTTGTGCTTTTTCTATAGGAAGATTTCCTTCGTATAGGGGAGTTAAATTATAATAGAGTTCTGTTGGAGTATTCTCATTCACAAACAATTCTGCTTTAGCATTAGATGTTCCAACAACTCCCAGTCTAGACAAATCAAATGTCTCACTTTTCTCAGACTTTTCCCATTCTTTAGTAAAGTTTTTATCAACGTATAAATTAAATTTAAATGCAGGATAAGTTGTTCCTTGTCTAGTATAAGAAAGTGATGAATCTGATAAATCAAATGTTACTGTAGAGTTTTTATAAAGTTTTACTAAAGGTGTTATTGGATTAATTGTACCAAGAGATGCGCTACTTATTCCTACAATATTTGGGTTTATTTGAGTTGAATTATAATAAGTATTTGATAACTGAATTTTATTATTATCAACTCTTACAATATAATAAAAACTATCACTAGAAAGTCCAACAGAAGATATTTCTGAGGTATGAATTACTTTATCTCCTGTTTCAAATCCATGAGAGTTTATAGTTATGGTATTAGTTTCAGTATTAACTCCTGCAGTAGAGAATCCTACAGGATTTACTATCAACCTTCTATTAAAATCATTATAAGTTAAAGTTACAATACCAGTGTTCTGTGGATTAACATTAACAAAAATGTTGTGAGGTGAACTCAAACCATGAGTTCCCGAGGTGGAGACAGTAACTAAGTTTCTTTTGATGTCTCCAGTAATTACATTGTAGTTTGTTTTGAAACTATGAGTGTCTCCAGTTCCAACATTTCTAAAGAACAATGTAGATGAAGTGGGATTTTCAAGACCAACAAATGTTCCTGTTGCTCCAAGTCCAACTCTTACAGTTGCAATTCCAATTAAATCATCATTGATTTTTGCAACAAACAAACTTGAACCATCTGCAAGAGTAGTTCCAACTCCTACATTAGTTTCATCTTGCACAATTATTCCAGAACCTTTAATCGTTCCTATACCTGTAGAATATGTTACTTGATCTCCAGTTTTTAAATTATGTCCTGGTAAGTAGAGTGCTTTAGTCTGAATAAAGACTGAAGTAATTGCAGCTCCAGGATTTGAAAATGATATTGTTGTTCCTATCCCAACACCGGCAGTTGTTCCTAATCCTACAGTTTCTGTGGGATCAAAATAAATTTGCTTATTGAGAGAATATGAATAGTTGGTCTTAAATTCTGAATTAATTTTTAATTTTCTAGGAACTTCATAGATAAACTTACCTATAGTATGAGTAGATCCTACTGTATTATCAACTGCTCTTAAAACTCTAATTCTAGAATTTAAAAAATCAACATTTAGAACTTTAACTTTTTCTGTTCCTACGGTTAGAGTATCATTTTCTCTAATATTTGGATAATTCAAATCACCAGAAACTCTGAAGTACGTTACTATTCCCGTTACGTTAGTATTACCAATAGCAACTCCAGTGCTTCCTACTCCAACAACTGATAGTCTATTTGCTTTTATGCCAACATTATATGACCCTTTAATTCCAGAGGTTGTTGTAGATAATCCAGAAATTGAAATTGTATCTAGATTTTCAAAATTATGAGGACTATCTGAGAAAATTAAATATTCACCTTTAGATTGTCCTGGATATATTTCAATATTTTCAATGATACTTGAAGCTACACTTATATTATTAACTGATCTTCCTTTTATTCTTGTTATCTTTGCAGATACTCCTTGACCCTGAGTTCCATTGTTATTAAAGACCAAGGTCTCATTAATTCTATACCCAGATCCTCCAGTAACAATACCAACACTATCGACGGAGCCAACAGAAGTTGCATTGATAGTTGCCGTTTGATTTAGTTTATTTGGAACATAAAAATATGGATATTCTAAATTGTCCTCAATAACATTCAATGGTTGAGTGTTTCTACTCCAATCACTAGTGATACTAAAAGAATTGTAATTTGATTCTGGATTGAAGTTAAAAGTATTAGGAATACTCTTATAATTATGACCAATTACATAAGGAAATACTGGTTTGAAATTTTTCTCAAAAATTCCTGCAGACTCTGCAAATTTATCATTAACAGTAACAAAATATGCATATGTGCCTTTTGGAAATTCTGGAGTTATACAAAATCTTCCATTATTTTCGTCAAGAACATCATCACTAGAAACTTCTTTATGAGTATAGTCTTCGATGAAAAACCCTTCTGGAAAAATAGATGTAGGTGGTCTATTATTTTTTAAATCAATACTATATCCAGATCTCATTTGAGAAATTACACCACCGTTTATTTTTGAATATCCATATGGTCCGTATATTGGATTTCCATCATATGCAAATCCTAAAATAGGAGAATGTTTTGTAGATTTAACTTCTATACCATTAACTCTTCTGAGATCACTCTCTCCATATAAAATATTACCTTCTTGATCTGAAGCATAAGTAAATTCTCTAAGTTTTCTTGGCGTATATAAGTGAGAATATTGGAGTCCAAAATCATTTGATTTTAATCCAGATATAATTATACCATCATCTTCAGAAAAATGTGGATAATATTTTTCAAATAAATTTACTTTCCAATTTTGGATATTTGCTTTAAATTTTGGCAACTCCTCAGTAGATTCGGTTGATATAACATTGATAACAGTTACTCCAAGGTCATTAGCATATCCAAAACCTGATTCAACAATTTTAACATCAGTTACTGATCCATTTTCTAAAACCGGAACTAAAACAGCACCTACACCATCACCAACAACAATCAAATTTGGAGCGGAAAGATATCTACTACCAGATTTTTGAATTATAACTTCAACTATCTTTCCATTAACAACTATTGGAGAAAGTTGACAATCTGATCCAGATTCGAGTTCAATTGTAGGTTGTCTATCTAAGTTTAAAATTTCAGAAGAACCATATCCAACTCCATTATTTTCAAGATGTATAGAAGTTACCGATCCTCTTACAATTGGTTGGAAAGAACCTTTAAAGGTTTCTGTTCCAATGGAAGATATTCCAACATTTCCAGATAAAGTAATCTTAATTTCAGGATAATTGAAAATATGAGTTCCGGAACCAACAGAAGTCATATTAATATATTGTTTCGTTCTATTAAATAATTCTCTATCACTTGAAACTCCAATCTGCGAAAGATTGAAAGAATCTTTATCAACAACATTTACATAATATTCAGTATCCACAGATAATCCAGAAATGGGATTTCCTGTGCAAGTATATTTTACCTTTTCACCACTCTTATAATCATGATTTGCAATAGTTACTAAATTGGATTCTGTGCTAATTCCTGAGATCCCAGAGGTTCTTTTTTTATTCTCATAATTAGAACCACCATTAATGACGTTAATAGCACTAACTATTGATTTTTTATTTACTGTTTTTAGGGACTGTTTACCAATACCATAATCTGTTAAAAATACTGTGCCGAGACCTGAAATTGCGTCTCCCTCATTTTTATGTAATCTAATAGTTACATCATCAATTACAGAAACATAATATGCAGAATCAGTGACTATTCCAACAATACCCTGTTGAGATTTTGTTTTATATAAAATCTGTTCAGCATTTCTAAACTTATGATAAGTAGAGAATCCAATTCTAGATTGGGAAGATCCAGTTCCAATAATAACGTTATTAGATACTAAATCTGCGAAAAACTCAACTTCATGATCAATTAATTTCATACTGGCTTGGGCTATAGCACCCGATCCATTACCACCTTCAATTTTGATTGTTGGAGTATTTGTATAATCAAATCCAGGATCTACAATTCTAACTTCTTGGAGAGATCCAGAAACCGCAGCATATCCTGTTGCACCTGTTCCAACTGCATCTGAAATAATTAAGTTAGGAATATTGATTACATCAATATTTGTTCCTGTAGATAAAACATCAATAGTTTCAATTTTTCCATATTTTATAATGTCCTTACCTTTATAATTTAAAAGTTCAACCCCATTAACAAAAATACCAGTTAGTCCTGGTTCAGTTTTTGTTAAAATTCCATTATTTACCGGTTTGGATATTTTTCTTAGTAATTTTTGTGAACCTAAAGTTTTTCCATCAAATTCAAATGGAACTATAGTACTATTATTAACTGTTGTTGAATTATCTAAGGAAATGAAGTTTAAATTAAAAAGATCAGTTCTACTTTTTGCAAACTTAACCGTTGATCCACTAACTCTTTTTAAAAAATAAAGTCCATCAGGAAATAATTCAGTATTCCTGACTGTTTCAGTAACCGTAGTTCCAAATTCATCAATAACAGAGGTTTTATCCTCTGACGATGCTGCATAGTAAATCGCATCACCGGTATAGAAACCATGTTCTGTTCCGGGAGAGATTTCGAATTCATCTCCAAGAAAAGTTCCGGAAAATTTTAAAATTCTATTACTTGCAGTTAAAGGTTGAGAATCATAATGAGGTATTGATGGAGAAGAAATTAAGTATTCTTCAGAATTATTTTTATAAACATTATCAACATCAGTAGAATATATTTCTGCTAATGGGTAAGTAGTAGAAGAAACTTTTTGAATTTTTCTTTGAATAGTGTATACCGCATTAGTATCTAAAACACCTTGGCCTCTTATAGAAAAAGTTTTTTCTCCAGATATTGATATAATTCTAGTTTCTTGCCTTATACCATTTAAAGCAATTTCTGCTTTATCCCCAGATTTAAATCGATTAGGTACGTTTAAAGTTACTTTATACGTATTATTTGAAGAGTCTATTAGTTCAAGAGTTTTGATTTTATAAATTGGAGAGACATTATAAAACCATTTACTTGCCTTATAATTTTTCTCAGAAATTCCAAGATTAGTTACATTAATCTTTCCACCTGGCAATAAACCCTTTGTATTATCAGGAAGATTAAATTCACCTAAAACTGAATTAATTCTTACTTGAATAAATTCATCTTGATCTAACTTAGATCTTCCATATGCAAAAGTATTAATGCCAACAACAGTTGCATCTGCGATCTCAGAATTAATTTCAGTTACTCCATAAAACTGTGTTAGAGACTTAGAACTATATGAAGAAACACCTATACTATCATCGGAATAACGGAAATACAGTTCTCCAGTTGATCCAAAACCAACTGTAGAATCAACATCAAGAGATGTAGATCCTGAGGATACTTTTCCTATTATTCTTGTAGATGGTTCTACAACAAATTTTCCATATAAAGCTCCCTCCACGTTAATATCTCGATCATATCCACCATCAATACTAAGTTTGTAAAAAGTTTTTCCATATCCAACCTCTATTTTTTCAATACTAGTAATAGGTGCATATGCTTTGTTTATATCACTACCAAACTTATATTCATCCTGATATAATGTAGCATTTTTTAAGTTTTCGGGATCACCTACAATAGGTTCAACAATTAGACTATTAACAATTCTATATTGGGCATTTGAAGGTGAAATTAAAAAATCTCTGGGTTTTACTATTTCTACATCTTCATTATAAATTGCCCTAAACAAAATTTCAAAGGAATAATCAGTTCCTTTACTTCTATAAAAATCTTTTGCTTGTTTTATAAAGACATTTTGATTGAGATTTGTAGATAAACTTCTTTCCTCTAGTCCTGGTAGAAATTGACGTTTTGTTTTTACTAAAAACTCTTTTAAAAATAAACAACTTAAGTTTGTTATTTCAGATTGATCAGCATGTTCAGATGAGTCTGTTTCATCAAAGACAACTTCCTCTTTGTTTAATTCACTTCTATATGAAGTTATACCTACAAAACCTCTGATACATCCAGTAAAAGAAAATTCGGTTTTTCCGGTATATGTTATTACTTCATTATCAATTTTCAGTAGTCCATATGACTCTGGAAACTCATTAGTTCCTGTTGGAGACTCTGCAGGATCTAAATGTATTACAGTATCATTAATACCTATATCACCAGAAAGAATTGCAGATTCGGATAAATTTGTAGTATTATCTAATTTAATATATCTATCAATATTTTCAATTAAATCAATTGGACCACCTTGATACTCTTGACCAATATAATATTGCTTTAAAAGTTCAGAAATTAACGGGAAATCCTCCCTCACATATGTGGGAAGTTGATTAGATATGATAGTACTAAACTGAACTCTGGTTTCTGACATTGTATGAATTTATCGTCTTTGTATTGGTATTATGATTATGATTAATATGAAGATGAACCACCTGATGATGCTCCACCAGTAGAAACAGATGTTGTAGATGTAGTTCCACCTACAGTTCCTACTGTCTGTGTAGTGACCCTAGATCCTCCAGATACCGTTACTATATTAGTTTCTGGTCCTCCAGAACGTACTAAATTGCCATTTGCATAACTTGAAGAAACAATGTAAGTAGAAGCAGATGGATCTAGTCCAGATGTAACATCATCCACAACAGGTTCAAATAAACTGCTACTAGTATCTAGTTGCAAATAAAGGTCCTGTAATCCGATAACATCATTTGAATGCGGTGTTGCTGATAATTCTAGAATTGGTTGACCATCTTTTGTTTTTGCACCTGTCATATTAACTGGATTTAATGTAATAGTTCCGGTTTCATAATTGATAAATCCAACATCTCTCTTGACTATAGTGGGTGATTGAGATCCTGCAGTTGGTAAAGTAAAGAAGAATAAAAGTCCAGTTCTTCTATTAGTATCTGGAATATCTGATACGTATACAGTTTCTTGTATACCTGCAACAGTAAATCCGCTTGACTTTATATTATACCCATTCATAGATTTAATATGGAATTGATTACCGAATCCAATTTGATATTCGACAAAAGTATTTAAGGTTAATCTCAAATCTCTTCTGATTGCAATTGTAGTAATATTAGAAGTCACTGAATTGTGACTATCATCAATTAATTTAAGTAATTTACTATATTTTAATCTTGCTCCGTACTTATTTAATTCAGTTGATTCTGAATACTTAGTTACATTAGTTTGAACAGCACTAGATACGAAAGTTGCCGAAGGTGCTAAATTTGTATTATAGTAAACTTTACTGGTTACTTCCAAATACAAATACTTAAGGTCAAGTAATTCTGGTACAATTCCAGCAACTGAATATTTTTTTAATTTTTTCTTGATATTTTCTTTAATAAGATTTGGAATAAAATCTCCAAATCTTGGTTTAATACTAATAAAAACTTTTCCATATTGTGGAGGAACAAGTTCTTCACCACCAAAAACTGAAATAGATTCAGTTTCAGGATAAATTTGTGTTGGAATCAATGATTCGTAATCATTTGCAGTCAATGCTCTATATTGAGATGCATAAACTCTTGGTGCAAATTTCTTAATTGACTCTACACCTTCAATTTCTTCTCCACCTCTAGCACTTAATCCAGTTGTTACAAGAGAGATTCCTGATGAAACAATATATTCCTGAGCGTTTCTTGAATAAACTAATCTTCCTGCAAATGTGAATTGTCCAACACCGTTTGCTGAATCACCATTAGATGCAATATAGTCTACGCTAACGTAATTACTATCTTCAAGTTTTTTACCAAAAATTCCATCACCAAATAATACTTCATATCTTTCATCATCTGATTCTTGCAGATAATAAACAGTAGAGTTTGGATTTACTTCAAATAGACTATCTTGACGACTATATTTTACACTTCTTGAAGAAGATTGATTTGGTCTGACTGTTACAGACAATAATTCAGTATCTATTCCAATATTATCTAATATAAACTTTGTATTTGGATTTCTTGAACTATACGTAAAATTAGCAGTCAGTAAACTTCCCTCATAAATTGAAATATTATTAAATTCTGCTATTCCATCCCCTACAGGAACTGTTATATCTTCTAAAATTGAAAATACGAAAGTCGAATTACCAAATCCACCTGCCGAAGTTGCTATAGGACCCTTTTTAATGGTAAGAGTTGATGGTGTTGGGGTAACATTACTAGTATCAACGTAAAAACTAATTACTCCAGTTGCTGCTTTTCTTGATTTCGGTAAATATCCAATATTTCTTGCTAAAGATACGACATTTTCTCTTAATGTCGCACTATCAATAAAAACTTCACTTGCAACCATGTTGGCATTGTATGAAGTAATATAAGTGTTATATGCCAAAACATCAAGTATTGATGAAAGGTTAGACCCTTCAAAATCATAATCAGTAAAGTTGGAGTTTTCTTTTAGATACTCCCTAAGTGTTGTTTTAATCTGGTTAAAATCCAGATTAGTAAAATTAGCTAATGGCATTTCTTACCTTGTTGGTTGCAAGACGAATTGTAATTCTTGTGGTGGAACATCCGCTCCAATAATTTCATAAAATATAGTCACATTAAATTCATTTTGATCATAGTTGGGATCTATTTGAACTTTTTTCAATTTTATTCTTGGTTCATAATTTGTTAATGATGAGGTAATCTCACCTTTTATAATATTAGCTGAAATATCGTTTATATTTTCAAAAAGTGCTTTACTAATAGAAGATCCAAAATCTTGATTAAAGATTTTTTCCCCAGGAGTTGTAAAAACAATATTTCTTATCGAACGTGCAATCGCAGATTCATTTTTTAACGCAATTATATCACTTGTCAGAGGATGTTTCTGAAAAGTCATACTCACATCTTTGAAACCTTGACTAACTCGCTCTAACGGCACAAAATTACGGCAATTATAACTTATTTATCAAGGTATTTTGGGATTATTTACTCGTAAAGTGGTTCTGGACTAGTCTCACTCTCAAAAAATTCATTTTCTTCGATAGAATCTTTCTTTTTAGGTGTTAAATCATCGTTTGAAATCTCACGAAGCATTTTTTGATGCTGGTGATTTGCTAAGTTGTCTAAAAAATCGTGTTCTGTAGTCATTTTTCCTCTTTTTCTGATTGTTCGTCTCTTTCTTTTGCTGTTTTCCAAAAATATTCATCTTCACGACCCATACCAAGTCGTTCAAAACCATTTTCAACCTGATAATACTGAGTTGAAACTTTAAAATCAGGCATTTTTGGTTCAACAGGTGTTAAACTATTGTCAAAAATACGCATTCTATTGTTTGGATACAGTGCATACTGTCCATTCTCTAATTCAATTAGATTATGGGACTTATGTTCTGCAGGATTTTCACTGGTTGCATAATCAACTACCTCAGGATCTTGATGATAATTGTCTATTGTACAGATGTATGTACCTTTCTGAGTGCCGAAGTCTCTTGTATACAATTCATAGTCCATAGAACCAATAAATTGCTTTGTAATTGCTACAACACCATAATCCATACAGTTCCAGAACTGTAAGTTAGGAAGGTCCATATCGGGGCTAGGTGCCTCTGGAGCAGACACAAACGCACTGATAGGTAGTTTGTCATACATTGCTGCGTATTCGGGCAAATACGTCTCAAAATAAAAAGTGCGCCCAGGTATCGATTTACACGATACCCAGACGCCTTTAACGAATTCACCATGACCAGATTGATGATCAGTAAGATACTCTTTTCGTACCCATACTTCAACTGATGGAAGATTACAAATAAGTGCTGCCATTATAAACTAATGTATCTTTACTTATTTAACCCCTTCCCTGTCCACGATATCTTTTCTTTGCCTTATTACGAGAAGTCGCGGATCTAAGAGTATTCTGCGAGTTTCCTTGACGAGTTTTCTTCGGTTTTGCAGGAACATAATTCCCACCACTCATAATTGCCATAATTTACCTCTTAAATAACACGCATCTTTTCATGACCCACACGAATACGTGGATCACACCAAATATCAAATCCTTCTTCCTTGGCATCTAAACAGAATGAGACATCCTCACCACACATGTCCTGTACATTCCCACTCTCAAAGACTTGCATCTTAGGTGCAAACCATGGATACTCTAG